GTTTCCCAGTCACGATCGGAGGGGCGGGGATGACGGAAGCAGGCGTAAAAGCTTACCGTAGAAAAAATCCCGGTTCCAAACTAAAAACAGCCGTAACTAAGAAAAAAAACTTAACTAAAGCAGAAAAAGGTAGAAGAAAATCTTTTTGCGCTAGATCAGCCGGACAGATGAAAAAATTTCCAAAGGCTGCTAAAGATCCAAACAGTAGATTACGTCAAGCTAGAAAGAGGTGGAGATGTTGATTTCAAGAAGTAAAATACCTAAAGGTGTAAGTTACTTTAGAAAAGGAGGGGCAGCTTCAAAGAAGTCAAAAGGAAGTAAAATTTGTCCAGAAGGAAAAGCTTGGGCAAAAAGAACTTTTGACACTTACCCTTCAGCTTATGCTAATTTAGCTGCCTCTAAGTATTGTAAGGACCCTAATTACGCTAAAAAATCAAAAGGCGGTAAAAGAAAGGGTCGATAATGGGAGAGTTAAAGAAATGGGTCAAACAAAATTGGGTAAGGATTGGTACAGATGGTGAAATCAAAGGTAAATGCGGTACTTCAAAGGATAAAAAAAATCCTGACAGGTGTCTTCCAATGGCTAAAGCCAAAAGCTTATCAAAAGAAGAAAGAGCCTCAACTGCGCGTAAAAAAAAGAAAGAAGGGAGTAAGGGGAAAACCGTTGTAAAAAATACAAAAACTGCTACCGTTAAGTATATGTCTAAAGGAGGGGATCCTTCTGAGACAACTGCGAAAAGACCCTTTCGAGGTAAAACTCCTCGTGGGACAGTAGTGGCTAGAGGATGTGGAGCAGTTTTAAGTAGTAAACGCAAAAAAACAAAAGGATCAGTATTGTGAAAAAAATGAAGAAAAAAGGCTACGCTAAAGGTGGAGTTGCTAAAAGAGGTGCCGGTGGCCCTATGAAGAAAAAAGGCTACGCTAAAGGTGGAGTTGCTAAAAGAGGTGCCGGTGGCCCTATGAAGAAAAAAGGTTACGCTAAAGGCGGAGTTATGAAAATGAAGCGTGGCGGTTCAGTAAGGAAAAAATAAATAAATGCCTTTCTTACAAAGCAACATACCGCATTTTAAGTGTTGGGTTCGTCGGGAGTATACAGTTAATCACGAAAGGTATCATGGCGAGTTTCTTCATGCTATGGTTATTGCGGTAACTACAATGCCTAATCGTTGTTTAAGTTTTCAGGTAATCTTTACGGGATGTGAAGCGGATGAAGAAGGTGATCCAAATGTTCATGGCGGGGCAATGTGGGCTAGAATGCCCATAACAGCGTTGGTTGCAGATGAAACTTTTGAGGAATGGCCTGAGGCCATGGCAGTACATGAAGCTCAACCTTGGGACTGTCCTTCACATACTCACGCGGTCTATGTTTTGGACAGAGCTACGCCTTGCCCTTGGATGGCTAAAATTGATGGAAGATTTTTTCCGGCTAAGTATATGTTTACGGTAGACTACACCGACACGGATGTTGCGGATGATCCCGCTCAACATAAACAAGCTCACGTTATGCAGTTATTAGGCGCTTTGGATGCGGATGATACGGAAGCCGTGTGGACGGGAAATATTGTAGCGTTGCCCAATAATCGTGTGAGAGTTACGCACCCGGCTTGGTTTGAAATGGGTGAGGGGGCTCCAGATTTTAAACCTTCTCAACATATACATTACTCAAAATCTGACTTAGACTATACGTTAGATGTGACTAAAATATTTGATAATATTTATAGCGAGGAATGAGATGACGATTTCAAATAGTGTAGATTTTGAATTAGATGTAGTAGAATATATAGAAGAAGCTTTTGAGCGTTGCGGTCTTGAGGTTCGTACAGGTTATGATCTTAAAACTGCCCGACGTTCTCTTAATCTTATGTTAGCTGAATGGGCAAATCGTGGTTTAAATCAATGGACTATAAAACAGAGAACACTTGATTTAGTTCAATCGGATGGGGAATACGACTTAGGTGCGGATGTTATAGATATTTTGTCGGTAGTTGTTAGACGCGGGAGTACGGACTTTTCCGTAGAGAGAGTAAGTAGGGATACGTTTATTTCTATACCGAATAAAACTACCGAAGGTCGAACAAGTCAATTTTTCTTAGATAGACAAATAACGCCTAATTTAAAAATATGGCCTATTCCAGAGAATAGCACGGATGTAATTCGTTACGATGCTTTAACCCGAATTAGTGACGCAGATACTCAAATAAACACGATGGACGTTCCTTTTAGGTTTTATCCTTGTTTAGCAGCGGGTCTTGCTTATTATATTTCTATGAAAAGAGCTCCTGAGAGAATACAGTTATTAAAAGCAGCCTATGAGGAAGAGTTTCAAAGAGCTATGACGGAAGATAGAGATAGAGCTTCGTTTAATGTTGTGCCTCAATATCAATATTTTAGGACTACTTAATGACAAAATATGCTAGTGGAAAAAGATCGTATGGAATATCGGATCGTTCTGGATTTAGGTATCGGTATTCGGATTTACGCAAAGAATGGAATGGAGCGATTGTAGGCTTTGATGAGTTTGAAGCAAAACAACCGCAGTTATCTCCTTCCCGAAAAGTTTTTGATCCTCAGGCTTTAAAAGATGCTAGACCTGAATCTCCTGATACAAATACAACCTTTCAAGTTAAGACAACAAATGGTATAGTTAGTTTAGGAAATGGTAACTTTGCAACATACGGTGTTGCAGAATTACCTTCTAAGATAAAAATTACAGAGGCTCTCGTTTCAAGCGTAGGGACAGTAACGGTGACTACATGAGTTTTACATTAACGACATTACGCGACGCTATAAAGAATTATTCAGAAAACAATGAAACAAGTTTTGTGAACAATTTAGATTTGTTTATTAGATTAGCGGAAGAAAGGATTTTAAAGACAGTACAATTAAATGTTTTTGAGAAAAACGTATCAGGCACTATGACTTCTAGTAATCAGTACCTAGCTTGTCCTAGTGATTTTTTAGCACCAAATTCTTTGACTATCACTAATAGCAGTAGTTATAGTTACCTACAATTTAAAGAAAAAGAGTTTGTACAAACTTTTACGCCTAATCCTGCTACCACAGGGGTTCCACGGTATTACGCTCAATTTGATGTAGATAACTTTGTAATAGCTCCTACGCCCAATAGTGGGTTCACCGTAGATCTTAGTTATTTTTACAGACCTGCAAGCCTATCCGAAAGCACTATTACGTTTACGGTAAGCAGTAGTGCTTCTTTCACGGTTGGCGAGACTGTTACAGGGGGTACTTCAGGTTCCACCGCTAAAATTACTGCAAAACCTTCTAGCACAACAATGTCGGTTATCGTACCTTTGAATGCTTTTACTGCTACAGAAACAATTACAGGGGGTACTTCTGGGGCTTCTACGACGCTAACATCTTTTACTTCAGATACAACAGAATCATGGTTAAGCACTAATGCGGAGTTAGCCATGCTTTATGGGTCATTAGTGGAGTGTTATGTATATATGAAAGGCGATCCGGCTGTAATGAATATGTATAGCACCCGATTTATGGAAGCTTTAGGTAGATTAAAGAATCTTGGGGAAGCACAGGAAGTTATGGATGAGTATGTAATGGGTGAGATTAGAAAGGCTAGAACATAATGTTTACAGAAGCTTTAGGGATGAGCAATAATTTTTCGGTTGAAATACAAACAACTAATAATAGAGGTCAAACTCCCGAAGAAGTAGCGAAAAGATGCGTTAATAAAATAATTGGTGTATCTGAAACCGCGCATCCCGCAATAAGAGAGCAAGCTAATGCGTATCGTGCAGAAATGGAGAAAATTATTGCAATTTATATGGTACAGGCTATCAAGAGTGATAGAACCACGGTATATAATGCGATAAAAGATTCAGGAAATGAAAAACTAGCAGAATATATAAGGAGAATGTAATGGCTTTTACGGGAAATTTTTTGTGTACTTCTTTTAAAACAGAGCTTTTAAAAGGTGTTCATAATTTTACAGCAACTACAGGAAACACGTTTAATGTAGCACTCTATGACAATAGTGCTTCTTTTACAGCAGCTACAACAGCGTATACCTCAAGCAATGAAATAAGTGGTACTAACTACACTGCAAAAGGGCAAGCTCTTAACCCTGTTACGCCTACGGCTAGTGGTACAACAGCTTTAGTAGATTTTGCAGATGAGGTATTCAGTAATGTTACGATTAGTAGTGTTAGAGGTGCTTTAATATTTAATGATACAGCCACAGGAGATCCTTCTGTAGCGGTTTTAGATTTTGGTGCGGATAAGGCAGCTAGTAGTGGTGATTTTACTATTGTGTTTCCTACGGCTGATGCCAGTAATGCGATTATAAGGATTGCTTAATGTCGATTAATAATGTCGCTGCATTTCAAGGATGGAATAGTTCTTTAACTTCGTGGAACGCAGGGACGTGGAATACTAATGTTGCTTACAATGTTACCGCAACAGGTTCGGTAGGAGCTACGACGGTTACAGGAGATGCTAATGTTTCTGTTACGGGTGTGGCAGGTACATCTGCCGTAGGAGCTACGACGGTTACGGGGGAGGCTAATGTATCTGTTAGCGGTATCGCGGGTACATCTGCCATTGGTTCGTCTACGGTAACGGGTGAGGCCAATATATCACCAACAGGGGTGTTAGGCACTACGGCTTTAGGTAATGTGTTTGAAACGCAGACAGGTGTAGCGGGAACGTCTGCGGTTGGTTCTGTCACCACTACAGGAGATGCTAGTGTTTCTGTTACGGGGGTAGCGGGCACTAGCGCTATAGGTAATACCTTTGAGACATTAAATGGTGTACAAGGGACGAGTGCCGTAGGAACTGTAACTATTACTGGTTTAGCGAATGTTTCTGTTACAGGTGTGGTAGGAACCACGGCTATTGGAAGAGTGACCGAAACTATTTTACCGACTTGGGGAGAAATAATACCGAATCAGGTGCCAAGTTATGCTACTATTACGCCTAATCAATCGCCTAGTTATAGTACAACAACTCCAAACCAAGATCCTTCTTGGATAGATAAAGCAGCGTGAGGATAATTAAATGGCAAGTGTATATACAAATGATTTAAGATTAGAAGAGATTGGTTCAGGGGAACAATCGGGAACGTGGGGAGATACAACGAATACTAATTTGGAGCTAATAGCAGAGGCTCTTAGCTTTGGAACTGAAGCAATAACAACTAATGCGGATACGCACACTTCAACCGTTGCTGACGGAGCGGCAGACGCAGCTAGGGCTATGTATATTAAGTACACGGGTACATTAGATTCTACTTGTACGATAACAATAGGGCCAAATACCATTAGTCGGGTGCATATAATTGAGAACGCAACTTCTGGTTCACAAAGTATTATTATTAGTCAAGGTTCTGGAGCCAATGTTACTATTGGCACAGGTGCGGTAAAAATGGTTTATCTGGATGGAGCAGGTAGTGGAGCCGCGGTTACTGACGCTTTAGTAGATTTGGATCTTACAGGCACAACGACAGTGGCAACGCTTACAGCTTCTGGAGTGATAACAGGCTCTACCCTTGAGGCAACAGGTGATACTTCAGCAGGTGACAATGCTGCCATTGGATACACAAGTGCAGAAGGTTTGATCCTT